GCTGCGTCGTGTGGTTGTTCGTGAGCGTCACATTCACCCAGCGGCACGGAGCGCCATCGTTGCCATGCACCCCCGAAAACGGGATGGTGCCCGTGAAAAGCGCCGTCGTGCCCGTCGCGCCATCGCCACCGGTCCCGGCATACTGCGTGAACAACTGCCCATTGAGTTGCGCGGGCAGGATGCCGCCATCCTTGATCGTCAGTTGCCCGGAACCGTCGATTTCGAAGATGTCGGAATCATAGTCCACCGCCAGAGGGTAACCCGCCCCTCCGGTCAGGCCGTCGCCGGCCACGGTGTCGGCCAGTTTGTCAGTCGTCACGCACTCATCCGCAAGGTCGGCCGTGCGAATCGGGAAGCGACCCGCCAGGTCCGCCGCGGTCGCGTTCGCCGTGGTCAGCGCGGAGTTCGCCAGCGCCAGCGCATCCGTCGCCACCTGCTCCACTGCGTCGATGTTCACCTGAAGTTCATCGCGGATCGCGTCCAGCGTGCCCGCCGTCAGCCGAAGCTCCGCCCGATCACCGGACACAAAGGCAAGGGCCGTCGTGCCCTCCTGCGCACGAACCACCGTCAAGGTCGTACCGGAAAGCCCCGTCACCTTCACGATTTCGTAGGCCATCGTGTTCACGTTGGTCAGGCGCAGCATGAAGTAGTCGCCGCCGCCTGCCGCCGGCATTCCCGTTGCGGCCCCCACGGCAATCGACGTGTCGCCAGTCCCCACGCTCGCCGTCAGGCTGGTTCGGACCCCGTTTGCAAAAAGCACGCTCATCTCAGTCGCCTCCCAAGGGCTCTTCGCCCAGCGGCCCGTCCCACCATTCCATCCAGTCGGGGCCAACCGCGAAGGCCTGCCCCACCGTCAAATCCATCTCCGGAGTCGCCGTCACTTCGACCACCGCCGGCAGTTGACACGCACACGTCATGTTCAGACCGGTTCCGCGAACCGCTCCTTGATGTTCAGCCGAACGTTCGCCCAGGCCGTATGCGGCAGCGTGTCGAAAAGCAGACACGCCTGCACCTCATAGCGCCCCGGGTCCACCTCCAGCGAATCCGCCGGCCACTCCAGCAGAAACACCCCATCGAACCCGCTGTTGCTCTTGGTCAGCGTGATTTCCGCCAGCGTCGTTTCCGCGTTTCGCTCGCGGAATCGCGCTTTCGCCGTCACGGATGCCGCCGAGCAGTTCACCGGCACCCCCGTCACGCTGTCCTTGAACTGGATGAGCAGCCGCGGCAGCCGGTCCGTCGCAACCAGAACAATCGGTTCCCCGTCATAGCTCATGTGCCAGCCCTCAATAGAACGGAATGCGCGAGCGCATTCGCAGATTCGTGTTGATCCGTTTGCCGCGCAGCGTGTCCAGCCTGGCCTGCGCGATGTGCCGCCAGAACTGCGTATAGGCCTCCTGCGCGGCGCCCGGGTTCGAATAGGTCTTGCCCTGCGTCTTCAGCAGCCGCCACTTCGCGCCTTCGGCGATGGCCTCGGCGTGGTCATCGCAGAGCCGTTCCGGCAGCTTCGTGCCATCCGGCGGCAGCGTGAGCGCAACGCGCACCTCAAGGCCGTTGGTCGTCGTTGCGGATGGCGTGTTCAGCAGCCGCAGCGCCATGTCGCATTCCAGAAAATCAAAGTCGATCCCGGGCCGTAGCTCGTTGCCGCCAAGGCGAACGCGCGTCACGGCATCCAGCCGCGCCCAGGTCGGCCAGCCGTCCAGGTCATAGTCCGCCACGTTCGCGCGAACCGTGAACGGGTCCAGATCGCACTGCCAGCAGCGCGTTTCCTTCAGAAACTCCAGCGTCGCGTCCAGAATCGCCTGGTCCAGCACCGGAAGAGCCACATTCGGCGCGTGCATCACCAGCCGGTCGCGCAGCGTCGTCAGATCCCGCGTTCTCATGCCAGCGCCCCCTGGAACCGCGCCTGAAACTTCGCCTCAACCGCCGCATTCGCGGCCTCTTCGGAATCCCGGCCAATGGCCCGCGCGCACACGCCATAGACCAGCGCCGGCCCATACGCATCGCGAAACGCCACCGTGTCCGCCATGCTGGCCGGAGGCGTCGGGCACTCCACCACAATGCGCGACACCGCCGCCGCATCCGGACGCACGCGGAAGATCTCCCGCATCACATCCTCGATCAGCAGCAGCAGGTCAGGATCTGACCAGCGGAACGGCGCTTCCGTGTCCCGCAGTTCCATCCGCACCCGGTCCGCAATGCTTTGTGCCGTCATCGTCGTTCCCCTTCACCGCCGCGGCACGGCCGGCGGAATCCGCCGGCCGGCCGAACGGTTGGCGATCACTCGCCGCTCACGGCCTTCAGGATCAGCGTGCGCAGCTTCTCCGCGCCCAGAGCCGAATGCGGGGAAAGCCCCATCGCGCGGGCCTCCGCCATCAGTTCATCGCGCGTCATCGACGCCAGCTTCGCCTTCAGTTCGTCCCCCGTCAGTTCCGGGGAAATGGTCGGGGCTTCGGTCGGTTTCGAACCGGTCGCCGCGTCGCCATTGCTGTCTGCGTGCTTGCCATCTCCGGTGCCCGTTTCCAGAACGGTCACATCCGGGGCCGGTGCCACCTCGCCCAGCAGCTTGCCGTCCTTGTTGCACTCGTCCGCGTGGCCATCGGCCACCAGATGATCCACAAACGGGAACACGACCCCGTTGGCCTTGCTCTTCATGTAGCGCACAGTCGTTCTCCTTCGCTGCTGCAAATGGCCCCGCCCGGACACGCGCCCGGGCGGGGCCGGTCGATCAGGGTCCGAACGGTTCGAACAAAACATCCACCTTCAGGACGCCCGTTCGCATGTTCCCGTTGGCCGCGGAACGCACCCGCACCGCATCGTTGGAGTCATACCAACGCTGCGCCGGAAGCTGCACCGAAGCCCCCGAGTTGGTGGCATAGACCGTCGTGCCCATGCACGTCGCCTTGCGGCTCGCGCCGGTAAGGCTCAGGACGGACCCGTACCGCGTCGCACTGGCATAGTCGCCCAGGTCGAACGTCGGCGCGGAGTTCGTGCCAGCCGTCGTGCATTGCCACACCACCTTCGCGATATACGAGTTCGACGGCACCCGGATCAGGTCCACCACGTCGTTGCTCGAAACCGGCGTCGTGCTGAAGTCCAGCGTCGCCGAGAGGCGATACTGCTGCTGCGCGCCCGGCCCGAAATCGTTGGAGTTGCCAACGAAATTCGTATAGACCGCCGCCTGCGCATCCGACACCGGGGCCACGATCGGGCTCACCGCCACCATCGCGACCACCGCCAAGACCGCGAAACCGCCGGCCACCAGCCGGCCCATGAACTGCTTCCACTTCTGCATCGTCATTCTCCCGTTGGGATTTTCGTTTTCGATTGGACCCCACCCCGGCACTCGCCGGGATGGGATCAGGCTGTCAGGCCGTCACTCGACTCAGGTGCCCTTGTAGGCGTAGCCGCGCACCAGAGCCTCGGGGCGCACGGTCTTGTAGCCGTACACATAGAGGCCCTGATAGAACGTGCCGAAGTAGTCCTTGTCCTGGATCGCGCGATTGTCCGTCATCTGCGCCGCCCAGGTGATGGCTTCCATGTTGCCGCACAGCACGTCCCACGGACTGTTCGTGTCCGTCGCGTAGTTCGGCATCAGATTGCTCGCGAGGATCTTCATGCCGTCGATCTCGCCGATCTGCCCGTTGCGCAGGATCGACTTGCCGTCGCCCGTGAGGCTGGCGTTCTTGAGGTCACTGTTGACCAGAAGCCACCGCATCCACATCGGGATCAGCACCCAGATCGTGCCGTGGTCCGCGTTCTGCTCCGCGAGAACGGCCCGCAGGGACGTGATGAACTCGATCACCGTCGCCTTCGTCACCGCCACCGCCGCGCCCGTCGCGCCCAGGTTGTAGGCGCCGCTCTTCTTGCCGGCCGTCGCGCCCTGGTTGTTCGCGTGCGCGGTCAGGACCAGCTTCGAAAGCGCGTCGCCCTCGATCGCCTCGCGCATGTCCAGACCAGCCGCCTCCGTGAAGCGGTCCGAGAGCACCACGTCGTGCTGCTTCTCGTCGATCGCGTCCACGAGGAAGTTGTACTTCTGGGCCTGGTCGATCAGCAGATCCGTCGTGCCGAGCACCGGGATCTCGTGATTCCCCAGGTTCGCGCCCTTCGAATGCTTGCTGGTCGTGATGCGCGGAACGGAACGGATCTTGACCGTATCGCCCTGCGCCTTGATTTCACCCTCATAGTCGGTGTTGCAGCACGCCGCGAGATGGGAACTCGCGTAATACTGCATGATCGTCTTGCTCGCGAACTTGATGGGGATGGACCCCACGCCGGTCGCGCTGTTGTTGCCCATCTGCGGAAAGCCATTGGCCGCCGGGACACTCATCTTCTCATCTCCTGCTCACGCGCAGGACGGGCTTTTGCGCACTCTTGTACGCTACCCGCCGCCGTAAGCCGCAATCAATGCGTTGGATTCCGCTGTGATTGCCGCGATGTTCCCGGGCTCGCGAATCGTGCGGCGTCGCAGTTCGGCCATCTTGCGCTCGAACTCCTCCCGCGTCATGCGTGCCACCGGGGGTCTGCCGCCCGAATCCGTCGGCGGCTCCCGCCCCGTCGCGCCTTGCGGCTCGATCAGGTCATCCGGCTTCTTTTTCGGCGCATCCCGTCGGGTCTTGAAGAAGGCATTGAACACAGCCGCCACGAGGTCGAACCGCTTGGCATCCCTGGCCATGACCGCCCGGTCACGCCACTTCAGCCCGGTGTCCGGATCAACGGTGTCGAGGAAGGCGATGAACTGGTCATCTCCGGGAATCCCCTCGTCCGGATCGCCGTTGAGCATCCGCGCACCTGGCGCCAGCTTCTCAACCTCGTTCCAGAAGGAATCCACGGCGGACCGCTTGGCCTCGCGTTGCGTCAGTTGCTCGCGCTCCTGCGCAATGCGCTGCCGCTCGGCATCCAGTTCCGAAAGTTTGGCCTCCATCGGGCGCATCCGCTCCTCGATGCTGGAAGCCAGCGCCGCGGCCGTATGCTCGCCCAACTCGTCCAGAACTTCGGCCTTCAGCCAGGCCCGATACCCTTCCGTCCCCTTCGGCGGGGCTCCCTGCGGTCCGCTCGCCTGCGGTGCCGGCGTCCGGGTGGCCTGCTCGCGCAACCGGCGGTTTTCGTCCACCAGTTCCGTGATCTGCGCGCCCATCTGCCGCACCTGATCGGTCAGTTCCTTCATCTTCTGGCCGTGTGTTCCGGCCTGACTCCGCAACTGCCGCTCCCGGCTTTCGAGATCCGCGCGAAGCCGCGCCACCTCGTCCGTTCCGCCCTGCGGCCCTGCGGTCGGGCTGGCGGTCGGGACATTCCCGGCGGCCGTGCCCGGCGGCGTGTTGGCCCCCGGCGTCCTCGTCGTCTGCGTTCCATCGCCAGCGGCGGCACCCTGCGGCGCGGTCGGCGGCGTTGCGGTCGGTGATCCGGCGGCGTTTCCGCGGTCGGCTCCGTCGATCAAGGCCAGCGTCTTTTCGGCCTCCGCAATCTGTTCCTTCATGCCCATCGTCGTGCGTCCTTTTGTGGTCGCGGCAGGGCCGCGGCAGCCCGGCACCCGCGAACCCGGCGGACCCGCAAACAGGCGGATCGGTCGGGCTCGCTCTTGTGGTCCTGCCGGCCGTGCCCGCTCCGGCAGGAAAATCGTCGTCAACTCAACTTGCCGGCCGTCCGCATCGCCTGCGCATCGCTGCGCAGCTTCAGCAGACCGGCCAGCGTCTGCGCCCGGCCCTGACTCCAGCCCAGCAAAGCGCCCTGCGCGGTGCGGGTCTGCTCATCCGCATCCCGCAGCGCGCCCTCCAGGAACTCGACCACCGCATCCGGCATGTCGAGCAGCCCCCGGAGAACGCGCGCCTTCTTCGCCGGATCAGGCGGCAGCGTCATCAGGACGCCGCAATCGTCGTGGAGGCCGAAACGACCTTCCAGTTCGTCCCGTCATAGACCGCCCAGCACGGGCTGCCCGCGTTGCCGTTGCTGAAGTAGGCCATGTCGCCCGCCTTCGCATTGCTCGGCGGCGCCGCCACCGTGTAGCTCTTCGCCGGCCGCGTCCGCTCCAGCGTGACCAGACCCAATGAAATGTCTTCCCGTTCCGCCATTGCCCTACCCTTGCCTTTCTGCTCGTTACGTCGTTTCCATGCCGCTCGCCGGCCCCGGCCGCGTCGGCACCCGTTGAATGTTCCCCTGCGCCGGCTGCATCTGCGGCCCCCGCATCGCCCCGCCGCCCACTGGACCGGCCGCCACCTGGCCCATCTCCGCCTCGGCCCGCTGCTGCTCCTCGAACTGGTCCTTGGTCGGCACCAGATCCGCCGTTGGCAGTTCCAGCATGTCGTCCGCAGCCGCCTCCAGCGCCGCCCGGCGCCGCTCCCGGCCAATGATGCTCATGTCCACCGGGTTCGCCGTCTGCGCCAGCCAGGCCGAAAGATTCGCCTGCCGCTGCTCGCGCACCATCAAGCCCAGCACACCGCGAACCACAATCTGCACGTCGCCCTTGATCGACTCATCCGGGTCAAACAGCATGTTGAACGTGAACACCCGTTCCACGGATGGCCGCGTGATGTCGCGGTCGATGTTGCCCAGGATGCGCTTCACCGATCGGGAAGCCTGGTTGAGCAGGATCGTCAGGCCGCCCATCGTCCGCGCGGCTCCCGCCACCTTGTCGTTCCCGAACGCATACGACGGAATCCGCGTGCGCGCGTCCGCCTTGCTCAGAAAATCGTTGAGAACGATCAGCAGTTCGTTCGCGTTCGAGTCGATCTTGAACGACTCCACCGGCTTGCCATCCAGCCCCGGCTTGCGCACCACCTGCCAAACCTTGTGCGGATAGACCTTCGTGGGATCTTCCGCCGGATGAAGTTGCGTCATGTCGCAAACAATCTGCGACCCGGAAGCCAACGCCATGTTGTGAAGCAGCGCACGCGCCGCGCCATTCACCGCCTTCTGGATGTCCACCATCAGGTGCGGAACGCCACGGCCCCAGAAACTGCCGTTCGTGCGCTCATAGACCGTCTTCGAAACCGGCCTCCGGCCAAGCGGATCATAGTTGAACAGCACACGGACCACCTCGTTTGCGAACATCAGCGCGCAAACCTCATAGTCCTCGTTCTCGTCCAACTCGGCCGGGTCCATCCCCCAATCCAGCAGCAGCCGCCCCGACACGCATCCCCAGAACTTCAGCCCCTCGATCGTGGAGGATTGCCCGTTCTGCTGCTGGTCTGCCAGGCGCAGCCGTTCCGTATCAGTCGGCTGGATCGTCTTCCATCCCCGCGAATACGCCGTATTCGCCAGCAACCGGTCCACCGCGCCATTGTTCACGCCGGGCAGACCGCGCAGCGCGCGAATCTTCCCGCGGCCCCAGCGGATGCGCCGCACAAAATCGCCCTCTTCCGGCGAAACCGCATCCGGAGCCGGATAGGCGTCCAGCGGCGAGAACCGTTCAAACTCGATCGCAACGCGCTCCTCCACCGTCGCGCGCCCATCCCGCCAGACCAGCTTTTCCTGCTTCCGCAGGATCGGCCCTTCAATCAACATCGTCCCCATCGTGCACAGGTCATCCAGACCGTCCTGGAACGCATCAATCCAGCCGCTTTCCGCGAACTGGTCGCCGATCTTCTGCTCCATGCGCTTTGCGCGCACTTCCGCCTCTTCGCGCATCATCCGCAGCGTGTCGTCGCGCAGCAGCTTCGCATAGGCCTGGAGCATCGCGAACACCTGCGCCGCCTGGTCCCCGCCCTGAGCAAACACGCCCGCCGGGATTTTCCCGGTCTGCACGTCGTTCTGGAACGCCGCCAGCGTGTGCTGCACGATCTTCTCGCGCGCATCCGCCGGCAGATCCGGGATCGGTGTCGGCTCCAGCGTTGCCGGCAGCGGCGTCTGCTCCGTGATCCCAAACACATCCGCCAGCCACGCGATCGCCTCCGAAACCTTCTGGTCTGTCAGCATCACGAAAATGTCCGGCGCGCCCGCCTCCGCGATTTCCGCCAGCTTCTGCGCGTCATAGACCCCGCGCCGATTCCGAAGCGCCGAAAGAAGATGCTCGTCAATCCCGGCCGCCTGCCGCGCCGTCTTGGCCCGTTCGAACGCGCCCTTGATGTGCCCAGCCAGCGCGCTTTCCACCGATTGCGGCAGTGCCGCCGCCGCCTGCGCCGCGATCGCCGCATCACGCGCCGCGATCTGGTCATTGCTCAGAACCAGCACCGCCGTGTTCCCGGCAGACCCAGCCGCCGGCTCCGGCCGCGCCGCCGGAATCGCGTACTCCTGTACGCCAGCCACCGGAGCAAGAGCCGCCGAACCGCCATCGGAAGAGAAGCGTTGCGCATCCCCCACCATCCGCGTCGGCTTTGAGATCTCCGGGAACATGGTTGCCAACTCGCAACCACTCCCGCCCCGTCAATAACTTTTTTGCCCCACCGCTTCCAACCGCTGCAAATCAGCCCGCAGAATCTTCCATTCCCCGGAATCGCGGCCGTTGAACCACCACCACCCGCCCCGACCGATCCGCCAGCGGCGCAACCGGCCGCTCCCAAGGCCCGATGTTCGCCCTACGGCACACCAACAGCCCCAGCCACACCAGCGGCCCCATCCACCCCACCACCAGCACCCCGGAAACCAGATCCATCCACCACCGCGAAGCCCCGCACGCCCGCAGCACCACCACCCACCCAGCGAACCCAACCAGCCACCACACCGCCAGAAACACTTCCGTCGTCATCCCTCTGCGCACCTTCCCGATGCACCCTGCATCTCGGCAAACAGTCGCCTGCAATTCGCAACCAGTTCAGGAGGATAGTCCCAATTCAGCAAGCCGATTGACACCGAATAGTCGTCTGCATTTTCAATGGTTGCCGCCACTACCACGAAACGCTTGCCACCCAGACACCGGCCCGCATCATCAGGACCACGATCAACCCCGAAGTAGTCCATTCGATTGCAGTCGCACGACCAATTTCCCTCGTGCCACTGAAACGTGCAGATGCCAGACACCTCGCGCGTCTGTCCCGTAACAGCATCGAAAAGCGTCACCTTCATCCCTCTGCGCCCCTTCCAGCCTCGATCATCGCCCGCCGACGCCGACCGATGTTACGCCGCGCCCTACGACGCTGCCGCTTGTCTCCGCGAAGCCCAGCCAGTTCGATGCGATCAATGATTGCAAGCGTTTTCTGATATCCCGTGGACACGTCGATGATAGCAAAC